AATATGCACGATTTTCCGACATAAAAGCTCAGTCTGCATATGATCATGCAAGCGCAGCCCATAAACGAATTGATCCAATTGCAGATAAATTTCATTGCGACCTATATGAATCTCGCATCTATTCAGAAGATAAACGATTTTGCTTACTTATACGTAATGATGGTTTAGCTGCAGGATATAATGTCAATGAAAATAAAGTAATGTGGTACTTTCAAAAAGATGGATCTTTAAATGCAAAAATATCAGTGAGTAATATTTTTGATTTAGAAAACTTTAATAGTGATAAAACAATTCCAGTTGGAATACCTCAACCTTGGCCGAATAATCAGCTTCCTGATGGCTGGCTTGAATGTAATGGTTCGGCTTTCGATAAAAATCAATTTCCAAAACTGGCTGCCGCATACTCTCAAGGTTTTTTGCCTGACTTACGAGGTGAATTTATTAGGGGATGGGATAACTTTAGAGGTGTCGATCCAGAACGGCAAGATGCTATTAGAGATATATGGGGACGATTATCTGTCGTTTCTCGAAGTGCTGGTCAAGGACCAATTGAGGCTGAAGGAGCTTTTAATTCTGATTCTCGATGGAATGCTGCAGTGAAAGGAGGCAACTCAGATGATTGGGGACGTGTTTATTCCTTCAATGCATCACGAGTTGTACCTGTTGCTCATGAAAATCGACCACGCAATATCGCATTTATGTATATAGTTAAAGCAGAATAAATAGGAGAAAAATAATGAAATATCAATTAAAACCAGAATCAGCAGTATTGGACAATAATGGTTTAACTCAATCAGCAGGCTGGGCAATTATTTATAATGTTGACGCTAAAGGTGAATTTTTACAAGCAACCTATCAATATTTACCTATTGGTGTTGGCTTACCGGCTAATGCTTATTTAGAATCGCCAAAAAGTGT